AAATTGCAACGGTAGTAAATGGCGTGTGCCATTCTCTATGATGAAAGAGGTTGCTTAATGAGTGCCTTCTTATCTGTAATTGGTATCATATGTATGATACTTTCTGTGGGGGCCATTGACGGCCCTACACTAGAAACATCAGGCAATAATTTTGTTTTATGTTTTGTACTTGCAATCGTAGGAATCATGTCAATGTTTCTTGCACTAATAAATCAATCAAAGGAGATTAAATAATGGGAAAAGTGAAACAATGGGCACAAGATTGTGCCGAAGAATATCTAGACAATCTAGAATCAAAAGTAAAAAGTAGAACTATCTCTGTCGACCAGGCAGTTGATATGGCTAAAAAATCAGATGTTGATTTTGCCTTAATAGGTTTTGATGAATATGATTTTGAAAATGATTTATACTGTTATCTTTCAGATTCACTAAATCAAAAAGGCATGGAGGTATTACAATGATAGACACTAATCAGATCATGAGCGAAGTAATGGTAGATAATACAGTTGAGACTATTGCAAGAATGGATTTAAAACAAAGAGATTTGTTTATTGAAGTTTTATCAGATAAATGGCCTGAACTCGCAAACAAATTATCAGTTAGTATTGAAGCAAATTTATTAGAAAAGGATAGTAATTATGATTATTAAAATAGAAGATGATGTAACCGTAACTGGAAAATTCGGTGCGAGTACAAGATATGGAAAAATAACTGACATATCAATTGCAACAAAGACCGGTGATCCTGCAGGTGAATTAGGAACACAAATAAGTGAATACGATACTGAACTTAATTATCCAGGATCGATTTCATATGTAACCGAGAACGGTGACCAGTATTGGGCATACTTCTCACAAATTGAAAAGGACATATAATGATAGGTGAAGAAAGATTTATTACTGCTATATTAACACAGGCAGTTGAGGATGCTTCTTATACAGGCAAAAGTAAAAAGTATTTGAAACATAAAGTTGACGCCATGGATTGGTTATTAAACGAAGATAATGAAGATCATGATGTCTTTATAAATTACTGCACTATGATAGGCGTATCGCCATCTAGAGTTCAAAACAAAGTTAGAGTTCATTTGAATCCAAAACTAACAACAAAACAAAAAACAATTATGAAAGGACTACATTAATGATAGATTACAAATTTAATGAGAATCAAATAATACATGATATTAAAACTTATGTTGACAAAACATATGATTCACATTATGCACAAACTAAAAACTATCAAGCGACTGAGATTATTATAGATCAAGGTCATGGCACAGGTTTCTGTATGGGCAATATTTTAAAGTATGCTCAAAGATACGGCAAGAAAGAAGGTCGTAATAAAAATGATCTAATGAAAGTGATACATTATGCAATCATACAATTATCACAAGATCATTATAAAAATGATTCGCCTTTACAATCACCATTGATTGAGAAGTATAAAAATGTTTAAGTTTATTCTAGGTATGATTGTCGGTGGATTTATTGTACATATGAATCCTGATATACTGATAGACATACTTGCTTTTCTTCTATCCAAGCTAGCTTAGCTAGCCTCTTAGAAGGACGCACATGACTACTTATAAAAAATAAGATCCTCATATTTGGGGGGTGTAGTTCAGTTGGTTAGAACGCTTCCCTGTCACGGAAGAGGCCGAGGGTTCGAGTCCCTTCACTCCCGCCATCTCATAAACGCATAGTAGCTGTATAGGACTAACAACACAAACCGATGGCAAAGTCATCTATATATTTGTGAATGAAAGGAATACTATGCAATCAATTATACAATTCTTCACATCAATGGGTAAAGTTTTTAACGGCACTAATATTGATAATGTGGATCCAAATCTTGTTCGCTACTTCCGAACTGAATATGGCTCAGGGTGGAAAGACGAACTCAATTTTCACATATACAACATCAATCAAAAAAAAGGAGATTAACTAAAATGAGAAAACCAATATGGGCAGGATCATCAAGCTCACAAAGTTTCAAATATTCAAATCTAAATCTTTTAAGAATAGCACTTGCAGGCGCCACATCAGGTTGGCAAAGTAAGAGAGTATGTTTATGGTAAAAGAACTTTTAGAATGGATTAAAAATTATAATCTGTATGAATCAAAAGAACAGATTATTGAAAACTATTTAGCGAAATCAAAAGATCACGCTGATTTAGATTATAGAATGAAGCAATTAGATCATGCTTCGTTCAACGGAAAAAATCACTCATTCTTGTATAAACATCTATACTAGAGAAATTCTATAAAAAAAGTATCTTATAGCCGCCGCCTAGGTGATTTGTAAAGGTACGTCTGTATGATAGTACCCCCTCGATTTGAGGGGATACCGTCTAATATTCTTAAAACGAAAATTTAGTTCCGATTGACCACGATTGTGTATCAGTAACAGAACCTTCATTATCCGCCATTTCAGTTTCAGCATATAATTTTAAATCTGCTGAAAGATCGTGTGATAGACCAACAGTTGTAAAAGCGCCTGTTCCTTCTTTATCGCCATATCCGACAGATAACATTTTAAAAGAACCAGCAACTTCCCATGCTGTTAAATCAGTAGCAGCGTCTTTCATTGTATAACTAGAAGCGATAGATAAATCATCGCTAATCTCAGTAGTCATTCCAACACCATAATAGAATGTATCGTTAGCTTCATCAGAAGCAAGACCACCAGATATACTGACACCATCTACAATATCTACGGAAGCAGACCACTCATAAGAATCAACGCCATCTTTACCAGAAGCACCATCAACAACACCTAAAGCGTTAATTGAAACTTGTCCTAATGATTTCGAATATGCGATTGAGTTTGAACTTCTTGTTCCATAAGAGAACGAAGAACTACCACCATATACTTCAAAGATACTTGCTGTACTAGCAACATTATCTGTAAATGGATGTGATTGACGACCAAGTGATATATCACCTATACTGTTTGCACTTAGACCAACATATGCTAGTCTTGAATCAAAAGTGTTCGAACCAGAATCATCTGTATCTACACCAACTTCTAATTTTGCAAACCCTATAACTGATTGACCTTCAACACCAATATCGTCAATATCAATACCGATTTTAGAACCGTTATCTTCTAACTTATTGTAAGCATTGCCAGATGAATCTTCATCATTTGACCACTTGTAATTGAATGTACCGTAGGGCGTTATTTCAGCTGCGGTTGCAGCTGTCGTGAAAAGTGCTACTAGACCAGCAGCAATATATTTAATCATTTTACTTTCTCCTTAATTGAAAGAGGTTTTTGATATCTCGCTCACTTTCGTGTCATGATATATTGTTTTATTTATATGTGTGAGGTATTAGTTATTGACGGGAGCGTTTGCACGCCATTGATAACAAGACCAATATCTTGCTGTTGTCTTATCTTTTGCTGTATCACAATTATGTCTTGCACGAAAAGATTTTCTACGAGCAGGATCGTCTCGTTTAATACTTAAACCTGTTGTATCACCAAAAGAAACTTTAATTACATTACCTTTTTTATTCTTTACATAGACATAGAACTTCTTACTACCACCTCGTATCGGGTCATTCAGTTTCACCTTCTTACCTTGATACTCTGCTTCTGTAATCTCTAAATCTTTATAAGTGTTTTCACAAAGACAATCAATTGCTTCTACTTGTTTAAATGTTTTCATATTGAATATTTATAAGAGATTTTTCCAGAGGATTTTTTTACGATTTTTTTTCTACGTTTTTGGCTGAGTTTTCACATAGACAAAGGTCTTGTTGCAATACCCACAAGTAACCTCGTTCTTCTCTCCGATTCTATAATATACAAGAGGGTGATCTTCTGCTTCTCCACAGGTCACCTCTCTTGTATGTACTATTTCTTTACCAACCGCCATCATCTTCTGCTATTTTATCGTCAACTGTTTCTACACGATTATATTCGCTTTTATCTTGACTAATCATATAGCACATGGCCTGTATGTCTTGTATCATATTGTCAATCGCAGACTGAGACGCTTTTGGTATACCATACTTCATAGTGTCTAGTTTATCTGCCTTTTCTTTAATCACTCTTATCTTCCATATAAAATCACTTACTTTGTGTAACAATGTCTTTCCCCTTATTAAATAGTTCTAACTGTATATTCTTATACCTCGCCTGCGTTTCTTTCTTGCTCTTTCTACTCTGTCGTAAAGTCATACTATGTAAACGATCTTTTACTTTGAGTTTTTGTTTCTTGAGGTCTGTAATCAATTCTCGATTATGATAATTCTTACGTTCTAGATTCTCGATTTGTTTATCTAGATTTTTATGTAGAGCTTGTGCTCTGGCGTCATAAGCAGTTGTCATATATTCTCCTTCTCCAAAAAAAAATTTGAATAAACTTCCAAACAGGTACTCCTAGTTTAGAAGTCTGTCATAATTATTTAGTTGTTTCAGGAGGTATGTTATGTAATGTCAAACAGATCCCTTACAGTACTCAGCAGGTACTGCTCAGATTTTGCATACACTAGTTTAGTTCTATCTCGTTGCCATTAATATCTTGTAGCGTTGCGTTCATTTGATGTGTGTTCTCAGCACTCTCTGTCTTACTCTTAGATGTCTCTGTGATTGCACCACCTACTTTAATGTTTAACGCCTGTGCAACATCTATGTTCATGTTCTTACCTGCCTTGATATTTACATCACCTTGTTGGCTGATAAGGTTAATATCACCCTCTTGTACTTCTACATTGACATTCGCACCTGCCCCTACTTCTATGATATAGTTGTTACTTGTCTGCCCTTTGTTGTTGACCTTTACTCGTAGGCCGCCGTCAATTGTTTGTCTCGCTGTGCCTTGTATATGACAGTAATTGTCTGCTGATATGATATTATAGTTGTCTTTCTTTACTCTTGTGATCTTTGTGCCATCGTCTGCAATCTCGTAACCTGTGCCTGAACTATGGCGTTCATGTATTCGCTTAGCCCCTACTGTATCATCATATTCTCGTAGATGGCCGCCTTCGGTCTCCATTACATGATTATAAGGGTATTCGGCAGCATAGGTGGTCTCAGGTTCGTTCCAAAACGTACCATCGTCTGCATTTACTACATCATCAACGACTGTGGTAGCGTCTGTATTTGCCACCCCGACCGCAAGGTCTCGATCTGCTTTTCGTAGGGTTAACGTAGGATGAGGGTTTTCTTCGTTATTGACTGCCAATCGATTTGTGTCAGGTTCGTTCTCGTACTTCGGATAGTTTGCATTGAGACGATCTTGAAAACCCTTCGAGCCGTCCTTTGTAGGCAAACTCGAAGGAACGCCGGGCAAAGTCCCCATGACAATAGGCGTCTGAGCGTCTGCACCGTCTTGAAAGAAACCTACAACCCATGTGCCTTCGACAGGTCCGAGCGGTGTTTGCCCTATGCCTGATATAGTTGCACTTGTAATAGGGTTCATCGGGTGAGCCCAGGGTAGATCCTCTGTCTTTAAATCTTCGTGTATCTCTGTATGATATCCTAGACAACGAACTCTCACTCGCCCTAGTTTCTGTGGGTCTTGTCGATCTTCTACGACACCCACGAACCATTGAAATCCTGACTTGCCCATAAAATTCTGTTGCATTATTTTTTCTCCTGCTCCGATACCTGTCGGACTTTAATCCGTTCGGAAGCTGTTATTTTCGAGCATTTCTTTGCTTGACAATACACTCTCTTTATGCTATACTGTATATGTGAATAACTCATGAATTTTGCTTGTTTTTCTTACCTTTTCGACCTACGCTTTTTGAAGGATTCAGATGTAAACCATGACGATTACTATAATGTAAACTATCATGATTGTCAAGCATATTCGACCATGGTGTTCTAGAATCCCCTTTAAGATCATAACTGCGACCCTTGAATAGCCGTAATAGAATACGTTTAACATAGTAATAAGGTCTTGTCAAGCGATAAACCATATAGTCGTAATCTTTCTGCTTGACTTTATTGAATATATCTGTTATCATACTAGGACTATTTATACTGATGTGTTGAGAGTATTGGGTGGTGACCTATGAGGAAAAATCTTTCGAATGTCTGTGGGTGTGAGAATTATTTACCGTATGTTATCTTATTCAATTGATGATATTGTGTGTTTTCGTTATTTGTTGTGCCTGTAAAGTTTCTGACTGATTGACCAGGTAGTTGTTCTCTTACTGAATCTTTGCGACATTCAAGTATCATCTTATAATCTTGTTTACTTACTCTGTGTCGTATCTTTGTAATGATATAGCGACCACTATATTGAGGATCATATGACTTTTTATCACTTGTCTCGCCTTCTTCTTCGATAGGTCGTAATTCAAACTCGATTACTTGACCTGGTGTGATTTGTGTTTGCCCATGAACAGTCATTTGAACATTTGTGCCTGCTGCTAATTGTTGTCTTTGTGCGTTTCGTATACCTTCAAGTTTTGCGTCATTCTCTATATCTACACCATAACTACCTTTGTTTTCATTATGCACAAATTGAGATGTAGGTATGAGCGTAACAAGACTTTCTGCATAATCACTTACACTTCGATTATCAAAATCTACTGGATTACCTCTTACTGCTGGTTTGTTATCTGAAGGCGAATCAAAAGTATAATCCACGTGTCTCATCTCGTTAAACTCATCATGATAGTGAAAATCATTTGTATTGTATGATTTACCATATAAATTGTATGCAATCACTCTATGACCATATGTACCTAATGCCTGAGCAGCGGCTGTATCGTGAAAAGTATTCATAAATTTATAACTTTCGACTGATTCTAAGTTTTTAAGTTCAGTTTTCTCATCTTTTACATTTTCATGTTCGTTGACATTCTGTGGTATATATCTAAATGTTTGAATAGGTGTTCTCGCATGATTACCATAGTCAACACACATATTATCCCAAGAGCGAAAGTAGAATCCTTTTGTTGTTTCGTAGAAATAATATCCTACGCCATTCGAATTGTTAGGTAGCGATCTCTTTGCGACTATTGATACTGCTTCAAAAGGTGATACGTTTGGCATGACAATCTTATCTGAATTTTTTGTTTCTTCAAAGTATAACTTCTTGCGACTATCAAGACCTTTCTTCTCTGCGATAATTTCTTGCACGATTGATGATAGTTTACCTTCATATGCCTTACTGACTTTTGTTCGTATATTACGCATGAACTCACGACTTGCAAAATGTATTGTGTAAACTTGATTACCTTGACTAGGTTGTTTTCGATTTGAAACTTTATAGACATAAAAAGGATGACCTGTTTCTTCGCTAGCGTCTATGATATGTTCTGTATTTGATGTGCCTGGCGTAGATAGTTTAAACATCAATCTCTCTGTGCCTTGTATAGGTAAATTTGCGATTAGATTGACTGAATCAACAACGACCATTGTGCCATAGACTGCGGCTTGATTGATACCTTCGTATATGTTTAACTCTTGAACTAATGATTGTATATTGACACCACCCTCTGCACCTTCAAAGTTGCCACCTGTGCCATCGTGCGCTTGTAATATGATACCGTTTAGATTATAATCGCCTGCAAAATCTATCTCATCAGGATGTGAACTTCCCATAATTTAACTCCTAAAATTGGTTTTTCTTAATTAGTGTGAAAAACTCCTCAACAAATGTATCAAGATATCTTTGATCTAATAATCTGATCTGCCTAATATCATTTTGTACTCTTTCTTCGAACTCTCTATTTGTGATTGCTGTCGCATTTTCTGTATCAGAATTTACTTCTAGCATATGTGAATCATCACTTGATGTTGTCTTACCACTTGTCTGCGCTAGTTCATAATGATGTATTGCGTCCTCACTACCTGCACCATACTTATCTGTAAGAAAGTTTGCAAAATCTGCCTGTGTCATCGGCCATTGATAGTATCGATCTGTAATATTATTCACAATGAGTACAACCCAATGATATTCTGCGTCACCATAATATTTAAATGCGATATCTTCTGGATTCTCATCTTCTTTTACATTGTATTTGTCAAAAACAAAACGACTTGACGATAAACTTGAGCGTAGTTTTACTCGTCTTAAAATATCTGGTAAAAGTTTATAGTTTTTATTACCCTTGACATCATAAACTCTAAGTGGAAACTTACTAAAATACATATTAGAAACCTAAATTTACTCTTTCTTTTGTTAATAACTCTGTTTCTTGGAATGATAGTGTCATTGTAATCTTTGTTGGTGCGCCACCTTCGAATGATTTTACACCATCAGGTGTGTAATTTACATCACAACCTGTGCATACGCAAGTAGCAATCTTATTGTAGAAATCGTTTTCACTCGCTTGACCTGCTTGATCTTGATACATATAGTGAATATCAAACTCTGATGGTAATGTTAAGAATCTATTGGCTGCACCCTTTAATTCAGGAGACATATGAAATCTAAACAATGCGATAATTTTTTGCACATCTTCGGTCTCTTGTTTATTCTTAGGTGAAAACGTAAAATTATATGAGAATGTTCTTAACTGCATAGCGTCAAACAATACTTCCATGTAAGGATTATCTGCTTGACCAAATGCTTTATTGATAAGTCCTCTTGTGCCTTCTGCACCTGTTAGACCCTCTGCGATCTCTGTCGCTGCTTTAATCGCAGCTTCACCTACAATTGCTTTCGCACTCTCTACAACACCTCTTGCTGCTGCTTCGTAGTCTTTATTTGCCATATTTCTTATAAGACCAAACCCGCCTGCAGCTGCTGCCCCTATCACGCCTGTAGCCGCACCAGTATATGACGCTGTTGTAGTATCTTGCACATTAGGTGGTAAATATATTGCGACTGAATCTGTAATTCTTTTCGTTGTATTACGATAACTTGACATACCAGAACCTCGTTTTCGTCTTGTTTTACTTAACGTAACAGCGTCTGATTCTAATACACCACCCTTTTTACCTCTACGAACTCTTGCTAAATCATATTTAAATTTATCAGAACCATCACCATCTCTAAAAAATGTTTTCGTTACAGGTGCACCATTTTCTATAAATGTCTCTTGCACTTCTACTTTATTACCTACTGTTTCACCGTCTGCACCTTCGTAAATGTATTTTGTTTTGTCTTGTATATTTACATAAAATAACATATAATGACCAATGCCACCATTTGTAGTTAAATCTCTAGGGTATTGTATAGATGAGTAAGCAAAAGGATCATGATCTAATTTAGATACTGGACTTTCTTCATTGATACCTATAGCACTTTTTCGTAATATAGGTGTGGTTTGACCTGCGTTGCCGCCACCAAAGATGTTAGTTCTTAGACCATTTAATGCGTTGAATAGATTTCCCATAATTATCCTAATAAATACTTTTATAACTATTTATATGAATATGCAAGAAAGATCACAGAAATACAAAGGTAAATACAAACCTCAGAACCCAAAGAAATACATGGGCGATAGTGATAATATTATCTATCGTTCTATGTGGGAAAGAAGATGTATGAAATACTTTGACAATAACCCAGGTATACTACAATGGGCAAGTGAAGAAATAGCAATACCTTACTATGATACTCTATCTAAAAAAGTTCGTAGATACTTTCCTGACTTTCTTATCAAGGTTAAAACTGCCGAAGGCGATCTCAAAACACACCTTATCGAAGTCAAACCATCAAAAGACTTACGACCACCTGCCTCTGTGCAAGGTAAAAAACGATCTACTGTATTATATGAAATGAAAACCTATCAAATGAATCGTGATAAGTTTGCGTCTGCTCGTAAATGGTGTAATGATAGAGGTATTATATTTGATATATGGACTGAGAAACACCTACAACAAAGAGGTTAATATGAAGTATAACCTCTATTTGCTAATGCTTTTGCTACTTCATCTGAACCATCAACACTAAAATCACTTACATTCATTGAATTACTACTAACATTTGTTGAATTGTCTTGTGTGGTTATAATATTATTGAAAGCTGCATTTTCTGCTGCTATGCTTGCTCTCTCGTCTAACTCTCTATTAATTCTAGCTAGTGTGCTAATTATTTCTCGTTGTGCCTCAAATTGTGCTTTAAATACTTCATCAGACATAGTAGCTTGATAAGTTCCCTGAATAGCGTCATACTGTTGTTCTAGTTTGTTTGCCTCTGCTTTTAGTTGTCCATCAGTTGGCTCGATATCTTCTATTGCTGCGTCGATTTCTTTTGGCATTCTGCCTTCACCGCCAGAAGATACTTCAGCATAAACTCTCTTAAATGCTTCCATAGGTGATTCACCACCAGGGAATGCAGCCTTAACAGCAGCGATTGATCCCTTTGCTATTGCCTTCAATACTGTGCCTATTGATTTACCAATGTCAATAAATTTACCTAATACTTCTTGAAAATCTATGTTAAATAAACCTAATACAAAGTCTTTTGCTTTTAAGACTAAATTCTTGACACCATCTTTAATAAAATCTACTATATCAAACTCTTTCAATTTTTCTGCAATACCTTCAAACCCTAGTTTCTTTGCAACCCAAGCAACAAAGTTTTTGATTAGTGTAATTGGTAATGTTACTAAAGTTAATAATGCTGTTGATACGCCTTCTATAATTGCTACTAACATACTATCACCGTCCTCTAGTGATTTCTTAAACTCATCTATACCTGCTTTGATTGATACAAAAATTGCTACTGCGGCTGCAACTGCAGCTGTGAGTATGGCAAGAGGAACTATAAACGGTGCCATAAATCCTGTGATTGTAGGTATTATGGTGCCTACTAGAAATAGTCTCATCGCTTGAAATGCTGTGCCAAGTTTTGTAAATGCACTTATAACTAAATTTTTACCACCTGTATAGGCAGTTTTTAAAGCGTTAGGTACAGTTGTCATTACAAAAGTTTTCATACCTGTGAATGCTGCTGTTAATCCTTTTTTAACACCTGTAATACCACTTAAAACTCCTTTGTATGCACCTTTTATAGCGTCTGGTGCTGTTGTAGTTACAAAGGTTTTCATTGATGAGAAACCTGTTTTCAGTAAGCCAAATCCTGTCTTTATGGATTTTGCACCTGTGCCTAATAAATCTAACAATGGTTTACCAAACTTGATAGCTGCAAGTAAACCTAATCCTGTGTATAGTGTTCCTTTGATACCTAGTTTATCTACGACTGTTCCTGCAATTTCTAAAACAGGTTCTATTGCTTTTGCAATCTCATCACCAAACGCATATAACGCTGCTAAACCTACTAACATAAGTCCTAATCCTGTTTTAGGTCCTATATTAGGCAATTCAAATTTATTACCTTGACTATCATTTTCTTGAGGTGCAGGTGTTTCTGTTACATCGGCAGCTGCAATATCCATGTCTCTAGTATTTGGCATTGCTTCTCTTGTTAAGACAACTAATTCATTAATACCATCTCTGATTTCCTCAAAGATTGCTCGAACAGAATCCATAGGACTCATCTTTTCAGGTGCTGATACTATATCTTCATTACCTTGTGAATCAACACTATAAGGTATCAGATCGGTACCTGTGGACATTGTTGGTACACTTATAGATGGTGCTAATGCTGGTAACATTTACTTTTTACCTTTACTTGTTCCTGCGTACAACCCAAACCACGCTGCCCCAGCACCAACTACAATTGATACTAGTCCAGACTGTTCGAAAGTCGGTGTTGGTAAATTCATAAACCATATAGTTACTTTATACAGTAGAAAAATATATGTTGATATGAATATTCTTGGAAATATTCGCCAACTATCTACTGCTTTTGCAAGGTCTATTAAACCTTGATATCTATTTTTACTAGAATCAACAGTAGATGTATCTATCTCTAACTCTAGATTTACTTTTTTAGTTTGCTCAGCCATTGTTTTGCCTTTGTTTCTGTCTCTCGTTTTCTTCTTTAATATAAGTTATTAACATATCAACATATATGTCCCTTTCCCACGGCATCAAATTTTCAATATCACTCAAAGAGTATTTATGATGTTGTATTAGAGAAAAATTAGTTTCGTAATAATTCTCTAGGGTATTGTGTGAAAGGGCTATGCGAAAAAATCATTTAGTCCACTTAGTGTTACTTCACTAACCTTCTTTGTTTTAGGATTCTTTACCTTAACTTTGTGTGATAGTTTTGGCATAGTATCAAAAAACGATTGAACTTTCTTAAATTGAGCACTATTCATTGATTCAATAAATTCTTCTATCTCTTTTTTAGTTTGATCTTTTCCTTGATAAACCTTTTCACCGTTGTTTTCATATATTTGTAATATACAACTACCGATAACATCTAACATATTGTTAGCAGTTATCTGTTCTATACCACTCTCTAAGAATGAATCGATAGTAGGATATGTCATGATAACACCCATATCATCTGTTAATTCAATCTTGTTTGTATGATCGTCTCCGACCTGAACTGATACCTCTGTTAAATCTAAGTCAACATCAGCATAAGTTTTTTTGTCATCAGGACAAAGTATCTTTAATTTAGAAACTTCACCTACTGACCTTGCTCGTATATTTAAAAAGATATACTCCATGTCGAACATCGGCATAGAACTCACATCTACTTTATCGAATGTGCATGATTTAACAATGTCTTTTACAGCTTGAATAATTTGTGCATTATCTTTGCTTTCCATTGCCATCAACAATATCTTTTCTTCTTTGACCAAGAACGGACGATATTTTATTTTATCATCTGTGCTTGGCACTTCCAACTCATATGTTGGAGTGTTCAGTTTTGGTAATGCCATAATTTAATCTCCTTTATTATATAAAATTATGTAAATGGTGGGAATAATTTTCCCTTAAACAGTCTTCCTATAGGAATCTGATTTTTAGCAGAATTAAATACGTCTCTTCCTGCTCTTTGTAATTCGATAGGTAATCTACCGAATAAACCTGTATCTGGACTTTTAACATCATGAATAGTTTGCATTGAATTGCCAAAAGTCATACCTGAAATATGGTCAGTTGTAAGATTATACCATTGTTTATATGCGAATCCTACATTTATTTTTACTAACTGATTTGAAGAGCCGTAATTATATTCTACAGCACTCAATGTTTGAGGAAATACTTTTATTGCTTCTATACCATAAGTAGGTACATCTCTATCACCTTCTCCGTCTAGTGAACCTAATTGAAAAATTTGCATTTTACCAACATAGTCATCATAATACTTTGCTTCATTTGTCAAATTATTATGTGCCATTTTCATCCACAACTCTATAATTTGTCTCTCTCTTAAATATTTGTCTGCATAAAAAGAGGCATTGATTGTACCTGCATATTGATGACCAGTAACCATATCTATTTCTGGTTCGTTACCAAATTGTTTCTTTTGTGTAACTAAATCTTTACCTGGCATTGATATACTATCACAATGTAAATTTAATTGTCGCCCCATTTGTATTGCCAGTTGTTGCATGGTAGCAGCGTCAGGATTGACTGCTTGAGCACCACCTGCTTGACCAGGTTGTGTTGTTCTATTTGTTCTTTGTCCTGCTAATTCAGATAAGCTTCCTGGAAAGAATAGTTTAACAGCAAATCTCGCTGGTCTAGCATAACCTTCTGCTTTTGCCATGGCAGCACGAAAACGACCAATAGTATTCTCTGTATTTGCTCTTTGCTTTAGTCTAGGGTCTCTATCAACATTATCAAGGCTTTTATCTCTAGGAAAGCCTACTCTTATGTCAAAAGGTCCTACTCGTTTACCTGCTCTAAAAATTGCCATGTTTTATCTATCTCTTTTTTAAACTTCTTCTTTTGTGTTTATTCATTGATGAAGTTTTAAGTTTACCACCACCAATAGATGTTCTCTTAGGTGGTCCTTTATCATAAGTGCCTTCAGTTTGTTTTGCTCTTGCCATTAATATGGTCGCCCTTTCTCAAATCTTGCAACTGGTAAAAATATTGCGATCGCCATTTCGTCAGCTGTTATATTTAAAAATGATGTTCTCACTTGATTAAACAAATATCTCTTGATAGTCTTTTTAAAATATCTACCTGATAACTCACCTATGTTATATCTTGTGTTCTTATCATATCTTTTATCAGTAGTAAATCTAGATAATTGTCTAAGAAATGCCACTCTAGCACCGGGCTGTAAATAGTGAAAATTGATACCATAGAAACCACCTTTTGCAGGTTCTAAAGGAAAGATCAAAGGAAATCTATCATACAAAGGTAATGTCTCTTTGAATTTAGGATCATAACCAAATAAGTTCATTACACCATACTTAGGTCTTATGGTTGCCTTTCCTCGATTTATCAATGCACGAGCACCAGGTGATGTAATCTCTTGAACTCTTTTTTTATAGTAATCAAAAGATTTAGGACCTGTTGTAGTATCTAGTATTTTATCAAATACAGTCTTTGCCATGCTACTATTTATATGGGTTTATAGATAGTAATTAACTCTTCCTTGCCTTTAACTTTGATTTTATCTACTTCAATTGACTTGATACTCTTTAGTTTTTCTTGTGTATATGACGGATATAATAGAGGTGTTACTTTACCGTTTTCATCTTTATAGTTTCTAGTTTGTGCTTCTAATCTTGCAGCTAAATTTACTGCGTCACCTATGACTGAATAGTCTAATCTCATTTCACTACCCATATTACCTACAATACAAGTGCCAGTATTGACACCAGAACCTATATTAATATCAGGTAGACCTTTCTCTTTAAACTCTGCTTTAATTTTATCTGTTTCTTCGGCACATTCGATAGCAGTTTTAACTGCCATTTCAGCATGATTCTCACAATCAAGTGGTGCGTTCCAGAACGCCATAATACAGTCGCCCATATACTTGTCGATTGTGCCACCATTCTCTAATACTATTTTAGACATACGATTTAGATAATCGTTGATAACTTCTACAAGACCTTCTGGATCATCATTGTTTTTATAGTGTTCAGATATAGGTGTAAAACCTACAATGTCCATAAACAAGAAGGACATCTCTTTTCTCTCGCCACCTAATTTTAACTTCTCAGGATTCTTGACTAGTATTGCTACTTGTCTAGGATCTAGATACTTCTCAAACTGTTTTCTGATTTGTTGTTTTAATTTAAACTCTAATATGAATCGTAAAAATGTAGAATGAAACCCAACTAAAAATAATGTTAAGAGTATCCATGTAACATCAATCAACATCAACTCTTTACCAAACCATACATCAGTTTGAATAATAGCAAAAAGAAAACCACCTGCAATAGATAAACCTATTATAGAGTATGAAGCATATCTACAAATGATTATTATAACACATCCTACAATAAATGCAAGTAATAATTCTATCAACGAATCAAATCTTTTGACAGTCTCACCATCTAATATTGTTTGTAGTGAATTAGCACTTATGACATAATCATATTGTTCGCCAGTAGGGGTTGCTACTATACTAGATAAACCTTCTGCTGTCAAGGCAATAATTACAGTAGTTCCTGCAGCCTCAGAAAAGTCTTGACTAGCAGCAGATATTGTGTTAAACTCTTTGTTCCATCTCAACCATATTCTTGCGTTTGCGTCTGTATTAATTGTATCATAACCAGGCACTCTCATGGCAGTTACGCCAAAGTCATCTGCTTTTACTTGATAACTAGGATCACCTACTGCAACTCGTATAGTTTCAATTGACATATTAGGATAAATTTCATCACCTATTTTCATTAATAAAGGCACTCGTCTTACAACACCATCAACTTCAGGTGCTGTATTGATTACACCGACACCATTTGTACAGTCTGCAAGTTTTGGTAATGGACCCACCATACCAGACCACTCATATAAAAATGCAAGTGGATCACCTATCTTTGCAACACCTCTAGGCACAGGATTAGATGTTCTCTTTTGTATTGTGCCAGTCTGTGCTATAACTGTGCCGTATGTTAGTGTCTCACAAAAGTAATCATCTTGACCAAATCTATCTTCTTCACTAAACA